TTTAACGATTTCAATCTCCAATAAATCTGCTTGAATCCTTTTTATTTCAATCTCCATCAACGCAAAGGTTTCATCGGTAAATTTACCGCCTTTAAACGCTTTCAAGAGTTTCTCTAGCCTATTTGCTAATTGTTCCCTTTTTACTTCACTCTTTACTGAAATAGTTGGTGTTTCAGGGTTTGCTGCCCATAATACCGCACTACCTTCATAAAGTTTAAGTTCAGTAATTGTTCTTACACCATCCTTTGCAACGCTTGAATTAATTGTAGTAAATCCAATTGAATGCTGATTGATTAAACCTGCATCGTACATCTTCATAATATCTTCACCTGTTTCGGTCATTACTATAGGAGTGATTGCAATAAGCATATCACCTTCAACATATAATTGTTCAGGCTTTCCTATAACTGCTTCCATTTCAGCACAATGGTCAACTAAAGACCATATCAAGTTTTTACCTGCTGGACCTCTTTCTTTTAAGGTTTTGGTGAATGCTTCAGGAACGATAATATCATTTTCCAAATCAACATTACCTGTTCTTGCCCATACGGCTTTTACTCTGCGTTGTTCGGTATCTACATCCATTACTTCGTAGCCGATGTCTTGTTTTTCAACAATTAAATCTTTTGATGCGTAAGTTTTCATATTTACAAAGTTATATTTTTTTTTATTATCCTAATGCTTCTTGTATTAATAGCGTAATATCCATTTGATATCTATCAGTTAAAAGGTTGTGAATATAGCCAACATCTCCTTTTGGCGGATGTGATTGATAGGTTTTTAATTTGCCTTTAGAATCCCTTTGTGCCTCAAATCCGATTGTGCATCTGCAATTAATTACATCCCCAGCACTTCCACTTGGGTCGCAAGGGTGTAGCATTGCTTCATTGAATCCTTTTTTACTTTTTACCTCAAAGTATTCATCCATTTCAACTTTCTTTCCGTCCATATGGTAATGGTCAAATTGGTCTCGTGGAATCCTTCTTGTTCTATTGTCTTTTGCTGCAATCCACTCTTTCATTGTTACTAATCCTGTACTTGTTGCACCAACCATTGAACCAATATTTGCAGACCTACCTGTTTCAGTTCTAGCAATCATTTCAGCACGATAAGCGGTAATATCTGCCGTTCTTAATAATGCAATTGATTCAGGCAATGTATAATTTTCTTGTGCTGCTTTTAATAGAAATCTTCTAATTTGGTCTTTGGTTGTTTCGGTTATTTCAGCTGCCGTTTCGCTTAATCCCTTGCGTTCTAAATATTGAAGGATAGTATAAGCAAACAAATCCGTTTCCGCTGACTTAACTTCCAATGCCTCGTAAATGCCCTTTACAGACCTTTTAACGACCTTACTACTAATTTGAGCCATCTTTACACCCATAGCTAAATGGAGCTTTTGTATGGTCTTTTTAATGGCTTTATCGCTAATTGCGTTGTAGTCTAGTGTACGGCAATAGGTGTTCACCTGATTTTGTAGTTCTTTTTTGAACTTCGGTGAATATTGCTTTAATGCGTTGGCATATAATTTTTTATAATCTTGCCAAATCATTTTATGGATTTAGGTTATCAGGAATATTCAAAGGTTGAAATTGGTCAATAGTTTGCAATCCTGTTGGGATGTAAAGTTTCTCTAATTCTTCAGTAGGGATATAATCAGGCACTTCAATATTCATAATGTCCAACTTTTGTTTAGGGCTAATCCACCACGCTTTATCCAACCATTCGGTTTGCTCGGATTTATTTGCTTCTAATTCTCCGTAAACTGAAAGGTCGTAATCAACATAAAGATTTGTTCCCTTATATCCCCAATCTGAATGTAATTTCCTATTAAGGTTTTCAGTCAATGCGTTAAGTAATGGGATGGCACAACGAAGTGTTAATGCCTTTTCCCCTTCTCTTTGATTGTTATAGGTCTTTGAATCGCTATCGTTTAAAAGTTGACTAGGTACTCCGTAAATGTTACAAAGTGCTTTTAAATCCCATTTTTCCGATTCAATGATATTAAGTTCAACAGGTGAAAGTCCAATTTGTTTCCAGTCTACTTTATAACCTGATACTGCAATTGAGTTGTAGTTTAAGCTACCACCTTTTTCGCTTACTGCCTTTTTAAGTGCTTGTGCTTGTTGTTGCCCACTTGTAGGGTCAAAGCGGTCATCATTCATAAATAAAACTCCAGCAGGTCCACCATTTTGGAATGATGCAACGGCAGCGGTTTTAGCTTCGTTACTTCTTGTTAAGTTTTTGGCTGCTGCTCTTAATGGGCTTTGTCCGTATAACTGTCCACCTGTAACTCCCCATTGTGGATTGAAGTATTTATCGTGTAAGATTTCTTTAGTATCAAATGACCACATTTGTCCGTAATAAAGTTGATACCCAGCCCTTGTTGGGGGGAACACATTGATATTTGCAATAATAGCCATAAACTGACTAGGCAAAGCAAATAGTTCAAATGGTTTGCCTTGATTGTTTCCTGCTTCAATAAGTTTGCCATAAATAAAAGAATTACCTGTTATTAACTTAAAACCGCACCATTGTTCAACTAAATCACTCCAGCAATCTTCTTCATTAGGATATTTTAGCAACTCGTTTAAGCGTTGGTCTCCTGTGTAAAGTTCGTATGCCTTTTTATGTAAAGTCTCAAGTTCTTTTAAGTTGATGTCTTTTTGTGCAGCTAAAGATTTGTATTTCTTTGCAGCCTTTTCATCTACAACCTTATAAACGTGAAATGGTGCAATTTTAGCTTTGTCGGTAATTAGTTTAATGATTGAGTAAACTATATCGTTTGCTACATATCCATCATCAACAAAACTTCTTTGGTCTGCTCCTTGCCAAGTAACGATTCCAGATTGTATAGCCACTCTTGCATCAAAAGGAATAGGCGGAAATAAAGTGTTTACTTTCTTTTTTGTAAATATATCCCAAATTGCCATATATTAATATTTAGTCAAAATTACGATATTTAAACATAACATAAACTTGTTTTGTTTTTTGTTGCTCCGTTTAGCATATTTTTAAGCATCGGATAGTACATTCCTAAACAAATAGATGCTTCTTTAACTGAATTATAAAATATACCATATTGCATATCTAAAACTACTTTAGAGTGTGTTTTTGTTGCCTTATCTCTTTGCAGTTTACTATTTTTACACAATCCTATTTTCCAAGCGTGTATAGTATTTTGCTTTGCAGTAACCCATTCAAGATTTTCAACTCTATTATCATCCTTAATTCCGTTAATATGGTTTACTTGTTTAAAGTTATTTGGATTGTTTATATATGTTTCAGCTACTAATCTATGTATAAGTTTAGTTTTAAATTTCCCATTTTTATACAAATTTACTTGCAAATATCCTGTGTTTTTAATGTTTTTACACATATACTTGTTATTTTTCTTGCTAAATAACATACCATCTTCGGTAATTAGATAGTTTTCAAATCCTTTTATTGGTAACATAAAATAAAAAAGGCTATCAAAATCAGTATAGTGAGATTATACATCATTATCAAGCCTAATAAGTTTAAATATTGGATATCTCACATCCATTACAAATATACAATTAAAACACTGATATAGCGAACTTTGGTTTGGTCAAGTGAGTAAATACCGCATACCTTGAAGCATCTAAAGCATCATCATTTGCTTTAACAGGTTCTTCAATTACATTATCGTTTTTATCCTTTTTCCATTTGTAAGACATAAATTCCCTTTTAAGATTTTGACTATGAAAGTGAATGTTTATAGGATAAGATTTCATTTTTACGATTCCTGCCCATACATCCTTTTGCGCAGGTTTAATATTAAATCCTTGTCTATAAAGTTCTTCAATTGATTTTGGTTCGGCTGCATCTGCGTATATGGTTGCTCGTTCAGGCACTTTCTCTTTTATTAATCTTGTAAGGTCGGATAATGTAAGTCCGCTTTGATAAATGATTTCCTCAAAGTAGTTTTCTCCTTCGTGATGGGTAACCTTTATTAATGCAGCTGGATGCACATACCCAAAGTCAAGCCCATAGAATACATCTCCTTCTGGTGCGGTGTCGTATTGCTTCCATTGGGTGTAAATAAGTTCTTTTGCTGCACCTCGTTCTCCTAATCCATACACCTTCCACATAAAATCATCAGGTAGGTTCTTATATTGCTCAATGTTTTTTATTTGTGATTCGGATAGGTTTGGGATGTTGTTTAGGTAGGTTGAATGAATGCGTTTGTTTTCAGGATTGTCGGCTATTTCGTAAACCCAATTAACAAAGTCAGCAGGATTCCAATCAAGGAAAACCTTGCCTGTGGTTCGCATTAGTAATTGGTCGTAAAGTGTACGCTTGATTAAGTTGGCTTCGTTTATGAATAGCACATCCCTTGCTGGTCCTCTTGCCTTACTTTCATCTTCTAATCCAAACAGTTCAATGTAAGACCCATTTGGATAAGTGTATATAAAATCCGAAAAGCTAAAGTCATTGTCTTGCCATAAACCCCAATTCTCCATTATAGATTTAAAATCCCTATAAACTCCTCGCTTTATATGTGGAAGGGAATGAGAAACAATTGAAATCCTAGTCTTTGGATTGTTGTATGCTATCTCAATTAATAACTGAACAATGGAATAACTCTTTGAACTTCTTGTCCCACCTTCATTGCAAATGACAGGATAACTGCCCTCATACGCTTTTTTGTTGGCAAAGAATACAGGTGTTGCATTAATCTTCAATTGGTTTACATCGGTCATCTTCTTGTATTACTATTTGAACGCTACCTTGAATGTTTGCGTTTATATCGGTTGTTTGTTTTGCTCTGCCTTCTAATCGGTCAAGTATCTCCTGATAAGCCCTTAAATCTCCTTTGAATGCCTTTTGCAATACCATCATATCTAATTGCTCTGCAACTGTAAACTCCTCTTTTTCCCCTGTAATTGGGTTGGTTTTTGTTTGTACCAATTCCAATAAACGAAGTAAACGAGTTCTTGAATTAGGTACTCCTTTTGGGCGACCATTAGGATTTGCATTGTTCCCTTTTGGGAATGGTTTTAAATTTTGTTCATTTGCCATAATCTCACGATTGTTTCACGATTATTACAAAGTTACACCACAATTCGGACAAGTCTTACCACCGATGGCATTGTCCTTTGGTTGTTCTATATCGTTGTTAGCGAATGCTGGTATGTCTAGACCCCAATTATCTAGGTCTTGTATGCTCCATTCGTTTGCCAATAAATCAAAATCCCAATCTCCTGTGCTAACATTATCACGAACGATAAATTGTTTCTTTTGTTCTTCGGTTAAGTTGTTA